GGAATATAAATCTCGCCAATATTTACTTTACACCTGTTAATACTCTGTTCAGACCTAATACCAATGCCACCGGTTTGTGAACCGGCTTCACCTCGCATATCTAAAGTATTAGCAGTATAGTAAGAATTTGTTGCATTAACAAAATTAACTAAAGTGGAGCCAGGTGTGTTTGTGTCGGCATAATGAGTATCAATAACACAGGATGAATTATTACCAATAGTAAGGTTTCCAATAAATGTTGATGTTGGCGCAAACACGTGAATGTTATCTGAAATGTTTACATTTCCTTCAAAGTATCTGCCACCATCTAAAACATCAATTCTTACACTTCCTACAAACCCTGGTTCAGCTATTAAAGTTTGCGCTGCATTCACAGCACTGGTTATTGTTAATTTTGCATCATCAATATTTAAACCCTGGTTAATATTATTACCAGTCTTAGAAACATATATAGAATGAGTTTGGTCAGTTAATTCTACTGGGCCACCTGTTCCTGTACCACCCTCAATATCTGCAGCTACCCATGTTTGAGAATCTGTATCATAGAGAATACCTTGGCCCTGCGCCGGCGGATTTGAAAGAAAATCAACATCAGTTAACTGTTCTAAAGAAACATCATGCGGATTGGTTTTACTTAAGGCATGACTGTTTAAAGCTGTTATTCCACTTGAATTACTAGCAATAGCCGAGTTGACAGTAGATGCAAAATTCTCGTCATCGCCAAGAGCCTCAGCCAATTCATTAAGAGTATTTAATGCACCGGGCGCGGAATCAATTAAATTAGTAACTTTTGTATCAACTTCTGTTTTAGTATATGTAGTTAATTGATCTGCTTTTAAATTTAAAGCAGCTTGTGTTGGTCCAGATACGGGTTTGGTTGCATCGGCTGTATTATCTACGTTGCCTAGTCCAATTTGATCGGGAGCAACTTGATGAGGATTGTCTCTCCTAAGTGCATGCGAATCGGGTACTGGATCGGTATTATCGCCCAGCCCCAAGTCCGAAGTCTCACTAATAACACGTGGGCTAACTTCGAAGATACCTTCTAAAACTCTAATTACTGTGCCGCTGTCACTAAAAATCTCAGCATCATAATAATACCGCCCGGCCTTCATAGCAGCGGTTTCTTCTGAGGTCAATGATAAACCTATAAGACCATCAGCTTGATCAATATAATCACATGAAAGGTTTACTCCATATTCGGATTTATAAGTTTTCCTAACTTGTCCTCTAACATTGTAGCCGGTACAATCAAAAGCAGAGCCGTCTTTGTTTTCAACATTGACGGCCACAGAAAAAGTGCTGCCTTTGTCGGCATGCAAATCGATATTGGTTGACATAGTATTATTTATATTATAAGTGAATTAATATATCAACGTCACCTTTGATATAATATTATTTATCAAATATAATGTTCCTTCAAACTTTTCATAATAGCTTCAGCTCCAATAATTTTATCACCGTTTATTAACACTAATGTCGGCACACTTTTAATTTTATTTTCAATAAAAAAGTTTACATCTTCAATAGAATCTTTATATTCTATATCGATACCTTTCTTTTCAAACTCACTTTTTAAAAGTTTACAAGGACCGCAAAATTTACTTGTTGCTAATATTAAAGTTTTCATTACTCTTCTTCCTCCACCTCTTTTAATTGGTCTTCTTCTTGATTTGCTAAAGTATTTTGAATACCCACATATGCTTGTTCAATTTGATCGCGTTGCATTTTTGATAAATTGCTAGTTTTGTTTTTAATAAATTCATACTCAGCCGAAATATCAATCATAATCTCCTTTTGAAATTCATCTAACTCTTCTTTGCCAACTGCATCCAATATACCAAAAGCTAAGCGCCGTTTAAAGTGGTAATCTGGTTTATTAATATTTGTATGTTTCATTATGATTTCTTTTTAATTGTTTTTCTCTTAGTGGTTTTCTTTTTAGACGTTTTCTTTTTTGGCTTGACTAGTGTATCATCACTCTTTGTTCCTTTTTCTTTTAACCTGGTAACGACGGTTTGAGCATCCATCCAAATATCTTTATCTTCAAGAAGTTGGGAAATTTCTTCCTCAGTAAGAAAGTTTTCATAAGCTTCACGTAATAGCTTTTCAGTCCATTTTCTTTCATGCATTACTCCATGATAAATTTCTGCGCCCTTTCCAACAACACCACCTGAGTAGTTATGGAAAAGAAATACACTATGATCAGATACTGTAAATTCGTCTCCCATTAAAAATAGAAGAGTTGCGGCTGACATACACGAACCTTCAACACACATAACAACTGTTGCTTTAGTCTCTGAAAGAACTTGTATAAATTGAATGGTTGTAAATAAATCCCCACCGGTGCAATTAATATGGAAGCGAAGAATATCCGATTCACGAGATGCACGAATCCTTTGAAACCAATCAATATAATCTGAAGCTGGACCGATCTGAGATGAAATATAAAAATCAGAAATTGTACCATAGTCAGTAACGAATGGATCGTTACGGCGTGGCGATATTATTTCTTTTAATGATGGTTCACTTTCATTTCTTTTATTGTTATCGGGTTGTGTCATAGTAGTTTTGTATAGTTTCAATTAATTGTTTTGTATAGTTATCGCGTTTCTCTTTAAATACGATTGGTGTGGGCGAATCATCAACAGCCATTAGAATTACTGTTTGTGTTATTGGTATACCAGTTCTTTCTTCAAACATAATAGCATATGCAGAAGCTTGCATAAAGTAACTACTAATATATTCTTTCTTCTTAGCTTGTCTTGCGGTTTTAAAATCAATGATTGAAAGCTTTCCATCAAACTCAGCGATACAATCAACACGGCCCGCAAGTTTTAAATGATCAGAATAAAGAGCGCCTTCCTGTAAATATATATTAGTTACTCTTTCATCAAGAATCGGGCGAACCGCATTAAACAGCGCTTTAACGTTTGGCATCTCATTTGGAGTAAACCAGTCTTCTTCATTATTAAGATATCTCTCAATAGCTTCATGCATAGCTGTTCCACGAGTGCATGCATGTTGACAAATTCGATTAGCTTCTTCTTCGCCCACTCGTTTCTTCCAAGCTTCGATTCCTTCTTTACTTAAAGAACCGAGAACAGTTGTAATACTTGGATATGCGGTTCCTTCTGGAGTTATATATTTTCTGCCAGATGTTTTAGTTTCGCAAATCAAATCATCATAACCAATTGAAGTAGGTAAATGATTAAAAGTAGTCCCTCTAATTGGTTTTGATAATAAAGATCGTAGAGACATTATTTAGTTTCAATAGTGGATTTTTTACCTGCTCCCTTTTTAATAGATTTAAGCACGTCATTCCATTCTCCACCAGCTCTTGTAATAGGGCTTTGAAAACCTTCATATGAAACTCGAACCGCGGTTGGAACTCTTTTAACCTGTCCTTCAACTCCGCATTTTGGGCAAGGCTCACTTAAAGGTATATCTCTATCATCTACAGGATAACGGCCATCCCATCGTTCTTCACAGCTTAAACATGTATATTCATATGTCATATTATTCTGCAACTAACTTTAAATTAGGAAATGCCTTTTGAACGGTTGACAAAGTAATACCTTTATATAGACTTTTAAGATCTTTATCTTTCATTGCAATTAGAATCTCTGCATCTTTTGGATGAACTGATTCTAGCAATCTAATAAGGCCTGCTTCTTTTTTAAAAGTAGGAACTGCTTTATTTTGTGCTACTAGATTTTTTAATGATGAAATTGATTTTTCAATAGATCTATATTGTTGCCCAGGGACATTGCTTTCATCTTTCTTATAAGGAGGCGCTCCTTCTGGAAAATCAAAAGTAATATCCTCTCTAAAGTTAACTTGAAGAATTGTCTTCAAAGCAAAGGTAGCATCCTCTTGTAGGATTTTTACTCGATCTTTAACATTATTGGACGCCTGAACTTTTTCAAGAGTTTCATGCGGTAAACGCGTTACAAATTTTTTCGATGTTTGGTTTTTCATAGTTGTTATATTATTTTATAAAGAATTCATCAGCACAATTTACGAGCTGGTTGCATCTATTTTGAATTAGATAATTCAGTATCTTTGAATTATCATTTTTTTGGTTTTCTTCTTTTTGATACTCGGCTTGGATATCTTGCACTACTTCGCTGGGAATCTTTGATAGGTCAATCATAGTTTGGTTACGTATGTAATTCCTATATGTATTTTCGTCAAGGACATCTTTTAGATCTTTAGTCTTTGATTCTTCATGCCATTTTTTAATCTTAACTTTACTTAAAGGAGTTTGGCGTTTTGCTGTAACAAAAGTATCATCGCTTGATAGAACGTTTGGAACGCCGTCACCAGCGTCGCCTCTAAGAACATGCTCGAACAAATACATCGCAGGAGAAGGATCGGTAACTGCTTTCTTTTGGCCTGGGCTAAACTGTTTAACATTTGAATATTTCTGCAATTGAATAAAGTCTTTATCAGAACTAACAATCATTACCTTTTCATGTTTACCAAACTCCTGAGTGCTTTCAACAAGTGTAGCAATAATATCATCTGCTTCTGCACCATTAACATGAACCACAGGATAAGGGAAAAACTCCATAAGCTCTTGTTTTACTTTATCAATCATACCAAAAACTTCTGTCCAATCAATATTACTTTTCTCTCGGGTTTTTTTACGAGACGCTTTATATTCTGGATAAACGGATTTGCGCCAACTTTTATGGTCGCAGGCGATAACCATCTCGCCATATTCTGATCTGTATTTTACATTATACATCCTTAATGAATTAAGAATAAAGTGGCGAATCATGGATTCATCTAAAGTATTTGCTGGTTGAGAAAATACTGATGCGATTGATATTGCTGAGAAGTCGATAATTATCATATATTGTTTACTTTGTTATTAATATTATATACTAAAATTGAGGGTTTGTAAATACTATTATTGCATTATATTTCATTGTTTTTTAAGCCGCTTTACATGAGAATGATGAATACGACAGCCGATAATGCCATTGTGATAATCCTCGCGTAATAAAACTTCTCTATCAAATTGTTCCTTTGTTTCCATGTAGGAGAGTTCTCCTGCTCCTTTACATAAGTGTAATATCTCTCGTTTGACAGAATCTAAGCCATTCTCTTCTATCAATTCTTTAACAGCTTCACTTGATCCACAGTAAGTTTTCCAATCAGATTCCTTTAAAGATCTGCGCTTTCTTTTCTTTCCTTTTAACGGAGGGCGAGTCACCTTACTCCAAAACCGTTTTTTTCCGATGTATTTCATTCCATCATCAAAAGTTACCAAGTAAACAAATCCAACATAATCCTCGATCATCTCAGTTGTAAACTCTTTACCTTCATATGTCCAATCACTCTTCATTTTCTAATTTATATATACAACATTATAAATAACATTAATATGATCCCGTTTAAAGATTTTATTAAAGAGGAAGAAAGAAAGTTTCAGCCTCCTGCTGGTGCGGTTGCCGCAGCGAAAAAAGCTATTAAATGGAAAGAGCAATACCCTAATGAAGTTAAAGCAATGACTCGCACTGGATGGGTAAGAGCTCGCCAACTTGCTGATGGAGATGAGATCTCTTATGATATATTAAAAAGAATGGCATCATTTAATAGGCATAGAAAAAACTCTAAAATTTCCCCTGAAAAGAAAGACCGCCCATGGACAGATAATGGATATATGGCCTGGCTAGGTTGGGGTGGCGATGCTGGTGTCGATTGGGCTATTAAGATGTCTAAGAAAACACGTGAAGCGGATTTGGAAAAGGATTAACTTTTATAAATAACAATACAACTAAAATTATGATTTCATTTAAACACTTTATTTCAGAAGCAACAGGGTTTGTATTAACCAAAAGTGCCGAAGTAAAATATAATAAAAAACCAGCGAGTTTTCGTGATGGCCAATCAAGCAATGGTTTACAATTCTCATCTCAAGGGTATGTTGAATTACCAAAAGGAACCTTTTTAGTTTCATTACCCGCCGGTTTATTCGCTGTTAATACCAAAGAAAAATTCGCGTTTATGGTAACCAACGGTAAAAAATCTCAATTAGATCAACAAGACAAATTAAAATCAAATCAATATTCAAATACCAACGATGCTCCAGAATGGAGTTCATGGTCTTCATATTTAAAAAAATAAAACACAATGAACTTATCAAATAAAAGTAAAACGATAGAGGATGCTGCAAGGGGAATCCTTGAAGGAACTTATGAGGAGCTTGAAACCGAAGAGCTGAGTGAAGCTACTAAAATTAAAGCTTGGACAAGCGCGGGTAAAAGTGGTAAAGAATATGCCGAATTAACACAATTTACTGGACCCGCCGAGCTTGGGCATGGTCAGATTGGAAATCGTAAAATGGTACAAATCACGATTGGTAAAAAATATATTGAATTGAATGCGCGTGATCTTGAAATTCTTATTAAAAATCTAAAGAAGATTTCTTTAAAATGAACTTATCAAATAAAAGTCAAGCATTAGAGGATGCTGCAAGGGGAATCCTTGAAGGATATGGTTACGGTGCTACTAGAGGATCAAACTGGAAGGCAGTTCGAAATGGCTCTGCAAGTCTTGATAAAATGATTGATACTGCCAAGACAACTAAATCAAAAAACAATTTCTATATATTTAATAACAAAGGTCAGATTTATCATACTGCGCCAACCCTTGAGAAAGCGAGGCAACATGCAGCAGAGTTTAACAGAAGCACTTCAAAGGAAATTGGTTATCCAACCATCTTAGATTTAAGTAAAGGTAAAATTGTTGAAAGCATTGAACTTGATGAAGCAAAATTAAAAGGCACGGTAAAAACCCAAGCTGCAAAGATGTTTGAAGGTCTTGCTAATGATGTTGAATATTTAAAAGATGCCATGAACCATTCCACATACAAAGATGCTATTAAAGACTGGGAAGCTAATGCTGACGGTAAAGATCTTATCAAAGCAATTGGTAAAATTCTACAAACCCAGTACTTTGGAAAATAATGAATTTATCAAATAGAAATAACAGCCTTGAAGAAGCGGCAAAGGCAATTATGAGTGAGAATGCAATTATTCACGATGATTTTCTTAATAAGAATCTCGGAAAGGAATTGGATCTTACAATTTCTAGCGTTTCACAAGTTCAAAGATCGCCTGGTAAGTTTGGCAAAGCATGGGTTATGACTTTCAAAGGTCATGACAAGAAAAACAAGAGCGGCATGAAAGCTGAATTTGGGTTTGATCCAAAGCTTAGTAAGAAGTATAAAGCAGGAGATAAAGTTAAAGTAGTTCTAAGTAATAAACCAAACTATCCAAACATTACTTCAATAGAAAAAATTTAATATATGAATCTATCAAACAAAAATAAAGAACTTGAAGATGCCGCGAAGGCGATTCTTGAGGGTAAACCCATTAAAGAAGAAGCAAAGGTTCTGCTTGAAAAAACCGAATTGGCTGGATGGGAAGATGGAGGAACACATGCAAATTCCACGTTTAAGCTTCTTGAATTTATTGGCCCTGATGAATTGGAATCAAAGTTAGGCACTCGTAAATGTTTAGAGATTGAAAAGGTTAGTGAAAGCCGCACATCTGGTGCGGCCCGAAGAACATTTATGAGCTTAAACGCAAATGACATTAATGAATTAAGAGAGTTTTTAGCAGAATACTCAACAGAAAAAGACGAGCCAAACGTTAAGTAAGATATATATATATTTAGAAAAACACCCGCCCTGGTTTAATTCAGAGCGGGTTTTTTATTTTAAATGGTGGAGGTGCCGGGTATCGCGCCCGGGTCCGTTAGCCGAAACTAGCGTCGAATTCTTTTACACCCCCGTTTTATTTATTTTTCTTTGGTCTAACACGGAGACTTTCAAGTTCACGAATCTCTTTTAAAATATCAACGAGCTTAGCTTCGCTCTTTTCAAGCTCTGATGATAGCTTTGTGTTTTTATATTTGTAATATTTTGAATCCCACTTAAGGCATTCCAAACGGTCAAAAATATACTTTTGTTTTAGCTCTTCTATCTTTTCCATATTATTATATTAATCTGGAACAACTGCTAAGATTTCTTCGGTGGCGAATTCGATCTCATCGCCATCACAATCTGTTCCATAAAAGCAGCCGTTTCCGCAATTCTCATTAACGATAATTTGCATACCGTTAACCATCACAGAATCACCGGCCTTAATGTTTGTAGTGTAATTTGTTTCTTTCATAATTAAAGTTTAATTAGGTCATTCAATACATATTCGTTTCTTCCAAACTTGCGTTGGATAAACAGGATTCTTGTCTTTGGTGAGTATGTATTCTTAAAAGTGATTCCTGTTTCGCCTACTTTAACAACTGAGCCAAAGTTAGTTTTATCTCCCTTTTGAAGTTCAAGTTTAGCAATATTGGCTTTCAGTTTTTCGAATTTAGCGCTGGTTGTTTTTTTCATAATATAATTAATGGTTTTTATTTTTGATTTAGTTTATTTCTTAGTTCTTCGCACTCTGCATTTAGGTTGTGAATGGCGTAATTGAACTTTTCAACAAGTTCGTTGTGGCTTTTAATTAAGGTCCAAAAGTTTTCCTCGGTTAGTTCTGGAACACTTTGAATCTCACCACGAATTTCAACATTTTGAGTGTTAGGAAATTGGGTTAATAGTTTTTGTAATAGGTTTGGTTTCATCTTAAAAAATTATTAAAACTAATCTCACTGACCAGTACCAACAGACGGTACAGGCTAACATCATAAGAGTGATTCTTATTAAATTCATATCTTATCGAAAGTAAACATAAACGTCGCAATATTTGGCGAGTGAAACTGGGCAGAACGATCTCGAATGTCCTAGGAAGTTGTGGCTTCTTTTATAATTGGGGTTATTCTCACCCCAACGGCCTTGACATTTTACATATTGGTTAGTCCCATAGAATGATTTTCTGAACGTGGCCAGAGATTTCATATCTTCTTCATTGTCCATCTCTACAGTAAATCTGTAGCAGTGAGTGCGATTTGGTTTTATTGTCATAATATATTAGTTGGTTGTGGTTAGGCCGTGAAAGCGATCAAAGTAATGAATGATGCGGCGAGGATGAGAATGGCGGTAAAAAGTTCGGCTATATGAATCATGGTCGTTTTTGGTTATTAGTGAGTGCGATCGAAAATGACCTTACCGTTAAACTCGAGCTTTTCGGAGCTCATGATTGGACACCCGTCAGCGCCCTCGAATTTGCGGGAAACGATACCCTTAAGGCTGCATGCCTTCTTTGGGCTTCTTGAGAAGCAGATCGTGGTCTCGGTGCCGCATTCCCAATCGCCTCCAAGTGAAGGGGGATTCTGCTGGTGTTCGGTATAAGTGTATTTGTACATTTTGTGGTGGTTGATCGGGTTGGTTGGTGTCCCTCTCTGTAGTTATATTATACCATAAAAAGGCACATTTGTAAATAAAATAATTCACAAAATGTGCATTTTGTTCTGGAACCCCCGTAGAATAAGGGTTTGAAGACCAAATAATAATGGGATATTATACCCCAGCTTTCCTTAAAATAAGAGGAAAATGCATTTATTCATCAAAATCACTAACCATATCGTCATGAAGGTGAGATCCGCAGAATGGGCAATGCTCAGGTTCGTGGCATTCAGTTAAGTCACTGATGTCTTCGTCAGTGTCTTCTACTCCTGAATAATAAATCTCAACATGATCGTCCCAAAAGACGTCGTAAGAAATTTTACACTTAATACATCTATATTTGTCTGTTGTCATTTTATTTTATCCTTCGCACGTTTTGCATGTCATTAACGATCTAGCCAGTTCCTGAGCAGGGTTTGCACTTCGTTGATAGTACATACCTTTAATCCCATTCTCCCATGCAAATATCATTAGTTCGTTTACGTCCTTTGGTTTCGCTTTAGGGTGAATCATAATATTTAAACTTTGTCCTTGATCTATAAATTGTTGGCGTTGAGCTGCCTGAAGAACAATCTCTCTTTGGCTTATTTCTCCGAACGTTTTAAATACGTCCTTTTCTTCTTCGGTTAATCCTTCAATATGTTGAACAGATCCGCCGTGCTCTAAGATGTCTTTCCAAACCTGAAGAGTATCCATACCCTTTTGTCTTAGTAATTCTTTTAGATGTGAATTCTTAAATGTGAATTTACCCTTGGCCAAATCCTTTGTAAAGTAATTACTATTAAGTGGTTCAATGCTTGGACTGGTTTGCCCAAGAATAAAGCTAGAAGAAGTCGTTGGAGCAACCGCCAATGTCGTTGAGTTTCTTTTACCATAACCTTCAAGTAGTTTAGGTTCACCAAATATCTCAGCAAGTTCGGCAGTTGCTTTATCAGCCTTTGTTCGAATCGTTGACCATACCTGAGTATTGTGTAACTGAGCTTCAAGACTTTCAAATGCAATCATTTTAGATTGAAGATAACTATGCCATCCCAATACACCCAATCCAAGAGCTCGTTGGTTTTTAGCAAATCTTCTGGCGCAATCCATAAATGGCATTCCTTCGGTTTTATCAATGAACTCTGTCATTACTGCGTCAAGGAAATAAATCAATGTTTCGATAGCATCAGTCTCTTGAATCTCATCCCATTTTTCTAAGTTCAATGAACTGAGGTTACATACAAAACTTTCATCTTTATCAGCACTTAAGTAAATTTCATTACAAAGGTTACTTGCATGGATGTGTTTATCTTTATCTTTATAAACTTGTGGCTTTTGATTTTCTACGTTATCCGTAAAGAAGATATATGGATAACCACTTTCAAAACGTTTCTTGATAACCAATCCCCAGATACGACGTTTCTCTTTGTCGCCTTCGACCATTGTTTTCATAAAGTCGTCTGATACACAAACGCCAATTGACATATCTTGAATCTCATGGCCGTCTCCTCTGATCTTAAGAAACTCTTCAACATCTGGATGATCAATTGGAAGATATGCTGCAAAGGATCCACGGCGGACATTCCCTTGTGATACGACATTCATCAACTTATCATATAGTTCCATGAAGTGAACAGCGCCTGTGCTTGTCCCTTGATCTTCGCCAATCTTTGCGCCTCGTCCACGTAATGCGCCAAAGTAAGCAGATGTACCTCCGCCATGTTTTGTCATCATTGAAATTTCAGCAAGCTTATGGCCTGTTATAGATTCAAGAGTATCTTCAATATAAGATCCAAAACAACTAATAGGTAAACCACGAGTTCTACCAAAGTTACTCCAAATAGGGCTGGAAAGAGAATAAAAGCCTTTATGTAAGTAATCTTCAAATTTAAGAGCAAACCCTTTAATACCTAAAAGTGTTTCAGCGTGAGTAGAAATATCACGCATCCTTTGTTCTGGTGTTTCGCCTTCAATTAAGTAACCTCTTTCAAGAAATTTACGAGAATCGCGATTTAGCCATTCAATGTTTAATTCGTTATCAATCATTTGTTAAATTATATATACATATTAAAACAAGTCGCTTTCATCAAAAGATTGGCTCTTTTTAGAATATTCAACAGGTCTGCTATGGAAGAAGTCAGTCATATTATTACCATGAAGTTCTTCTTCAAACCACATAGTAGATTCAAGCAATTTTTCGTCAATTTCAAATGGCTTTTGAAAACCAATATCACCCATGCTTGCATTAATTCTATTCTTAATAAACTCTTTTAGAAGTGGAGCAGATAAACCTTCTTCGTCAATACCATTAACAACCCAATCAATAATTTTAGATTCAGCTTTAAATGCTTCATGCGCTGCAGCAACAATACGCTCTTCAAGTTCTTCATCAAATAACTCAGGAAGTTCTTCACGAATAGTATTAATGATTTTTATGCCAACCATTGCGTGAATACGCTCTTCGTTACGAGTATATTTTACTTGTTGATCAGTGTCTTTTAAAACGTTTCTATAACGAGCAAACCAGTTAATAACGTAGAATTGACTAAACAACGAAACGTTCTCAACAAACAAAGTAAATAAGGTAATAGCATATAAGTATTGTTTTTTACTATCTTTATAGAACCGGTGAGTATACTTCTTAAGATAATTAACTCGTCCTTGAATAAAATCTAATTTAAGATTTTCTTCAAACACATCCTCCATATCTAAAATAGAAATAAGACGTTCATAAGCATTGTTATGAATAACCTCAGTATTGGCCATAACATAACCAAGATCCTGTAGAGATGGGTGTGGAAGGTTCTCTCCAAGCTTAGCCCAAAATGTTTTTACAGCAACTTCAATTTGACCAATCGCGCTTAGATCACGAATAATAATCTCTTGTTCTTGTTCGGTTAGGACCGTTTTAAATTGATGGATATCGCTTTTAAAACTAAATTCTTTATCAGTCCAAAAGCCATTGTGCATGCTTTCAATAAAGGCTTCGGTCCATGGATAATGATTAGGCTTTCTGCTTACCTGCTCATCAAAGATTGTGGGATTGCTCATTTAGGTTACTATAGTTTTGTGGTTTTGTGCTTATTACAGGCACGGGTTGATTTCGTTATGATAGTATAATTATATCATAACTGAGCGATTTGTAAATAACAAACTGTAGTTATTTACAGACCGTTGCTAGAACGACGCCTGATTGCACGAAGAGCGCCTGATTCTGAACAACGCAAAACTATAGTATTTTTTGAATGCTTTGAAGCATAGTCATAAATTGATTTATGTGTTTCATTGTCCATGTTTAAAAATCGGGCCCATCTTTCGAACTTCTTACGTCCACTTCTAAATTTTTCAAAGCAATCCGTATCAACATCAAAAATTTTCCAATTATCACCTTGGTTATATTGATTATATGAGCCTTTCTTAGAAGGTCCTCCATCGGTGGTTGCTGTAGTAGATGTCGTCATACTTGGCGTATCTTCGTTTGTCTCGTTAATATTCATTTTTATATTTTTGTTATGTTGTTAGTGGTAACCAAAACGAATTGGTCGGTTTTATTATCCTTTGCTTTATAAATTGGAATATTAAATATAGTTCCAATCATATTAGTAGAGCTTTCATTAATTGTCAGCGTTGCATTTCCCATTGGAGCAAGCATATCGCCATTGGCAAAAAACAAATTTTCATTTAAAATATAATTACCAGATTGAATTTGGCAGTCTTCAATGGTTTCGTTTAAATCAATATTGGTTGTTGGATTATAACCAAACGCTTCTTCTAGAAGCTCTCCCATTAATAGCTCTGACATTCCGGTATGTTCCTTAATCAAATATAATCCGGCTGCATAACTGGCAATAGTTGATTTTCCAAATGGAAGTTTATTTAATAACCGTTTAATATTAAAAACTAATTTATGAAACAAGTTATACACTTCCTTTTCCTTAGGAGTCTCTGGCTTTTTAATTACCCGACCATCTTTGTCTATAATACCATTTTGAAACGCTCCAGTTTTTGTCCAGGGCATGGTTAATAACCTTAAAAATCGTAAGGCAAAAAATGTATCGGCTGCTTTGAATAAGAATCCCACTAGTTTTATATTTTATTTAGTTTTTTTACAACGTATAGATCACATTGAATATTTATAAATTCATGCTCTTGAATATAGTTTAAGTATAACAAGAATGTTTTTAACGCAGGATAAGATTCTTCATCCATTTTAAAAAAGCACATTTTAGTTGCCGCCTCAATGTTAAAAACATTATATATTGAAATTATATGATTTAATATTAATCTTTCTTTTAAGTCGCCAGAAGTTTTATATTTGGTAAATAATTTTTTTACATATTTAAATTTATTCAAATCTTCATAAAATTCGTCAACGTTTAATACTCTTGGATTAGTATAATGTTGAGCTGCGTATAATGAGAAATTGTTTAAATTTAATTTTTTATTTTCCTTTGTCATATTAACCTTATATAATTATATATAAGGCTTATTAGAGATTAACCAACGATGTCATTAAGGTCTTTACCACCCTTTAAAAAATGGTTGATAGATTCACCAAGTGCGGCAGACTTTAAAGCAGTTACTAACTCAGATTCTTTATTAAAGATAGTAGTTCCAGATGGATCAACCACAAAATATTTGCCATCTTCGGTAGTCCCGACAAAGATATCGGCCCACTTACCAGCTCGCATTGATATACCAAACAGTTGAGTCAGTTTAAGTTTTTTACCAGAAAGAGAATTAACGACCTTTGTTGTTGTCTTATCTACTGGAGCTTCTTTAAAACCGACCTTCTTTAGAATGGAAAGTGCTGAACTAGAAACGGCTTCTTCGATGGATTCTGTAAATGTTAAATCAAGATCTCTATCTTTAATAGCAGAATGGAACATATTACCGCGCTTACCGTTAACACCAAGAGCATCGAAGTTTCCGATTACGGTTGGTGTGCCAGGTTTATCAGAAACGTGGAACATTGCTTTACTCTTATCTTTAAATGTCAGATGGTGTGTTACATTCTTGAATGTAACTTTACCAATATCATCAAGCTTTACTTTTACTTTACCTCTTTTAACATAATCAGCTTCAAGCTTAGCATATTTCTTTTGATCAATTTGAGCTTTACCGCCTAACTTATACCAAAAGGTTTGAGCCATGTTTAGAGTATGGGATACGCTTAAACCAAGATCAGTATACTTGTCTTCCTCAATTGTTTTTTGTTTTGCTTCATCAAGAGGCTCTCCTTCAAACGAGGTATCTTCAAACTTCTTTTTGTTATCAACATAATATTCAGCGCTTGCAATTACTCCACCGTTCTTCTTCACATACTTTGAAGCAGCGTCATATGATTTAACATACGTAACCTTCTTAGTATTTAAATCAACGACAACCCAATCACCTCCAGCTTCTTCAATAGATTCACGAGGGTAGTCTGTGTCTAAGTCCGCTTCAATGTCATCCCACATTTTAACAAGAGGAGCAACCAATTTTTGCATCTTCTTAAATTCTGCAGTATAATTACCCTCAGCAGTCTTTTCAACTAACCTGTGAATAGGGCTGTTAGGACGTAGTTGTCTTTCAACTGCAGCAAGGTTATGGAATAAATCAGTAAGCCCTTGGTTTCGACGGGTTGCTTCTTCGATATAACCTTTATCACCTGGCTTCTTACCATGATTCATTACCTTTCTTCCGAATGGAGTAAGGTTACCCTTCTTGTCATACATCTTATCAATAAGTTTCAAGTCAGCTTTAGAGAAATACTCATTAATGTCAATAGATTCTTTTTTATATTGAAAACTAACAGGAACATCTTCAGGCTTATTGAATTTCTTAACTTCCTTCTTAGCGCTTTGTAATATCTTAATGATTTTATTAAGCTCTTTCATATTAACATCATTACCATTTTGCAAACCCTTAATAAAAGTATTAAGATCTCGTTCTACTCCATATAATTCATTATTAATAAAATGGCCAGGCAAACGTAAAAATGCTTCTGATAACTCATCAGTTGCTTCATTTAATAGATCATCTAAACTAATACGGAAATCTTCATCCATTTCAATATCTCCCATATCAAAATCAGATCTAAAGATATCATACTTATCATCAAACATCGCGTATAACTCATCAATAGAATTATATGTGGATTCAACAGTATCGGCGGTTTCCTTATCAATTTCTTCAAGGGAAGATGCAGTATCATACAAATCATCTGACATTGAAATCATATCTGATAGTCTTGAAAGAACAATACCAACGTCAGTATTTTCTGGCGGTTTTGCCTCGGCTTCGTTTAATAGGATTTCTAAGCTAGCGTCGCTATTCTCGTCTAAGATAACATTTTTGTTTTCTAAAATATCTGTTAGTTTTTTCATTTTATTTGTTTGTTAAAGTTTCCATTTAAGGTTTAAAGTTGTTTCTAATTCTTCGGCTGGAAGTTGTTCCATTTGCAGGTTTATTGAGTGAGGACGAACACACGACGTCCCAATAAAAATATAGCTAGATAAAATTATAAGTTTAAGGGTTTTCATTAATAGGGATTATATCTGTTATAAAAAACTTTTTAATAGTGGTGCCATCAGCTGCGCTAACGTAATTACTAAAGCGCTCTTTAATAGTATAAGTTTTATTATCCTTTATACTTATAACTTTATCATTTTCATTAAAGATTTCCTTATTGAAAAAACGCTCACGCGCTTCATTTGGATTTATATCAATATGTTTGCGGAAGTTGGTAGATTCTTTTAAACCCATTCCTTTCCTTACTGCATTAAATAACTTTTCAACTTCTTTAAATGTTTTAGGAAGATTTTTAGCAAAGGTTGCAAGGTCATTATTTTCTGCAGACTTTCTCATAAGAGTGGCGCTTGAAATCCTTTTACCCTTTCCAGTATCAACAATTTCAATACCGGCAGGAAAATAAAATATACCACCTTCTTTGTTATATTTCAATAACATATCTTTAAATTCGTTCGCACGATCTGGCCCAACCGCAATAACAAGTTTCTCATAACCATCTGCATAAGCTTGTTTAGCAACATCAAATGGGTTTTTAACCTTTTTGTCTAAGTAAATACTACGAGCGTGTTGAGGAAAAAGCTTTCTAAGAAATTTAATTTTTTCTTCATATCCTAATGGATTCCTTTTAGCGTCCTGCGACTGCGAAGAGTAAATTCTATAATCCGCTTTTTCTTTTTTAGCTGCTGCTGCTAACTCTTTAAAGTTTACGGCGTGTCCAACATGTGGCGGGTTAAAACGGCCAAAGGTAGTCACCAATGTTTTGACTTCCTTTTCTTTAATAAATGTTTTAAATGATTTCATTATTTCTTTTCTGCTGCTTTTTTAGCACGCTTCGCTTTTTCCTTTTGGATTAATTTTGGTAAAATCTTTTTAGCAATCGCTTTGATCTTCCCTTGTTTTTTTGATAGAACCTTTTCAATTCTAGATCTTTCAGAAAAGCTCAACTCATCTTTTGATCGTTGACCCGCCAACTTTTTAAATAAAAGGTTCCTAGCAGCTTTCAAAGCTCTATTCTTCATTACCTTAAGTGTTGGTTTTTTCTTTTCAGAACGACGTCGGCCACGAGCAATAGCCGCTTTGCTTTTACGCATTATCGCTCTACGCTTAATTCGTTGAATAGCGGTTAACGCTTCACTATAGCATTCGTCTTCGGAATCTTCAGTAACATACGAATTATGACGTTTCATATATCGACGATTTAAGAAGCCCATTTCATCGCCCCAACTGCCATCGGTTGGATCAACAACTTCAAGGTCACGTAAGCGTAAATCCTTTTCTGCTTCTTCAATTTCTGCATCGATTTTTTTTCTCACTTCAGCAGATAATTCTTTATAATGATATAAGTAAACACTATTTTTATCATGCGTCTTACCAGTCATTATTTGACCATTATGCGCATGTTGATCTCCAGCCCACTCTTTACCATCTGCGGTATAGTGTCCTATAGATTTCCATGAGCGGCCTTCAGCCATATCGTTTTTTTGAAATTCTTCCATCGTTTGTTATATGTTATATATATTTGGCCATTTGCTTCGGAATAGGGAAGCCTTTCTTTTGTATAGATTCGGATGCAGCTTTTAAAATAGTCTTCCTTTGTTTCTTATAAGGAAAATCATTACTCATAATAGCATTAAGAGCATCATCAAAAGTTAAAATATCTCTTGCTTTATATTTCTCTCCATATAGGAACTTAACAATATCATCAGGCTCATCAGAAATATCGTTTTTTGTTAACGGTCTAGTGCCTTTTACAATTTTACCAGTCTTTGCACTTAATCGAGTTTGTGTTCCTTTACTTAAGCCTCGTTTAATATCCCACCAAAAGCGCTGCCATGTAACGGCTTCTTTGCTTTCTTTGTCTCTTTCAGTTACTTTAAATCCAGCATATTTAGCGACAGCAAAGTTTAATTCGTTTCTATATAAACCCTTTAGATTGGACTCAAGATATGAAGGACTGTGAAAAGCCCATGTTGCATGTTTAAGATTTTCAACAACCATAAAGTCTACTTGAACAAGTTTATCTGCTTGTAACTTATCGTCATTAACAATTGGATATGCAATACTAACAATACCAATACTACGCATATCTTTATAATCATATCCTAAAGATTTAACTGTAACAACAATAAAATCCATTAGATCTGCATATGTGTCAATCTTATTTGATTTTAAAAGCTCGGTAGCATCAAGAGCAATATCAATATCGCCTGAGGTTTGCTTTGGTCCTTTTTTACCAGTAGAGCCAAGACTCGCTACATGCTTATCTTTAAGTTTAAGCTTTGGCAAAAACTCACTAAGAATTTTATTATATGTAGGAATAGAATTCTCTTGATTAATCGGTCCGACTCCTTTAACAGCGTTACCACCTTCAGACAGCTGCCGTTTATTTTCTAAAAATTGTTTATATGCTAGCATTATATTATTATTTATTAGCGGTTTTTATCAAAGGTGGTGTTCTTAAACTTATCAGAAATAATTTTGATTAGTGATCCGTCACTGAGTTTAATTACAATACCTTCAAAATCTTTTCCTAATAAACCACCATCAACATATGAAAGAATTTTAGCGGCCAGTTTACGCTGTAGAAGTAAAATTTCGTTTTTAATTTTTTCCTTTAACTCACGATCTATATGCTTCCTTGATACCAATATATCATTTAAATTTTTATATTTCTTAACAAGATCGTTGTTTACAATACTCAAATCCGTTTTAATATTAATGTCTTTATCCTTTAAAACAACGGTATTGACATATTTACGTTTAGAATTTGATATCTTGTATAGTTCTTTAAAGATTTCTTTTTCTTTTGGATGTATGTTATTTTCATTATCCATAACGTAAAAAGGAACGAAGGTATAATCAGAACCAAGTTTTTTCTTCTCATAATCAATACGAATAAATCGCATTTTATCAAGTAAATCAATACCAAGCGGAGGATACATAATCTCTCCAACAACCTTAATACCGTTTTTAGTATTATACTTTTTAAGAATGGCATTAACCTTGGAGTCACTCTTTATCATTTTAAAAATATCATCCCACTTGTCTCCCATAAGTGCGGCTTCTTCACCATGCTTAGAAAAACGCTTTCTAAAATCGCCAAAGTTAAAAAATGAAGGCGATGTAGAAGTTTGAGCAAAGAATCGCCCCTTCTCATCTAAACCAATACGAAGAGCTGAACCATCCATCTTCTCTCTGATCTCAGCATTATCCTTTGAAAGAACTCCGCCCATTTCTTTATCAAGACGTTTTGCAAGTTCAAGAAATTTGAGTGGTGGCATTTTATCAAGGTGAGCAATGAACTGCTTTTGTGTTTTAGCAGCTTCACCAATATATTCTTTAAAGGACTTCATTTATTTAGTATTTATAATTGTCTTTTATTGACAATATGTTTGTTATATAGAATTTTTTCATATTGAGTTGCTTCCCTTTCCCATGGAAGAGTTTCGTATTTAGCTCCATGGTAATATACGGTTCCTTGCCAAACATCAAATTTAGTTAAGAATTTTAATTCTCCAACTGAGAATTGTTTAACGTGTACAAATTCATGAGCAAGTGTTTTAAAAATATTTTCCTTTGTTTGAGATCCGTCGATCTTAACTGTATATTCATTACGAGACCATGACCAGCATTCTCCAAAGGATCCTACTTTTTTAGATAAACCTGAAGATATTGTTATTGTTATATCATACTTGCGTTTACGTGGTAAAAGATCTTGAATAAAAAGAGACGCAGCTTCACGTATTTCTTTTTTTAACTTAGGTTTGTCCAAACAACCATATACCCGTATCCTCTTCATAAAGTTATTTATTTGTATAAATAAAAGTATGGCCCAGTGGAATAGAACCTCTCAAAATTATCTTAATGATAATACCTCGCTTTTTGAGGCGTCATTAGCGGTTGATGAATATGGTAATCCAGTTAAAACATCAAGCGCTTCAGCAGTAAGCGTATTTGGAGAACATGTGAGTGTTCCTATTACGCCGGTATTTCAATTGGATGGTTTATATGGTTTAGATGAAAGACTATTTGAGTCTTATGAATCTGAGAGTGGATCTGCAATAGCCTCAAACACTTTACTAGAATGTAGAACCGGAACTTCATTGGGTGGTTATGGCGTTATTAGATCAAAAAGAGCAGTAAGATATAGACCAGGGCAGGGCGCGTTAACACGGTTCACTGCTCAATTTACAGAAGGAGCCATCGGTTATACTCAAAGAGCGGGATTCTTTGCGCAAGAGCAAGCTATACAGGTTGGCTTTGATGGTGATAAATTTGGAGTTCTTTTACAGAATAAAGGTAAAGCCCATATTCATAATATTGTTATTAGTAATTCAGCCACAACATCTGGAAATATTACCGTAACATTAAATGATGAAGATTTTGTTATTGCAGTCTTAGCAGGAGATACTGCCAATGATGTGGCAAGAAAAATACATCATGGTATTATAAGTGATTTTTGGATTTTAGAATATGTTGCTGATAAAGTTTGTTTTTTATCAACTGGGGTTGGGCCTAAAACCGGAACATTTTCTTTTTCTGATACAGATTCAACTGGCGTTACTGCTACTCTTTCAGTTCTTCAAGGTGGTGTAAATCATACTAATAATTGGACATACCAAGAAGACTTTAATGGTGATACTCTTGATGGTAATGGTTATAGTAGAGCAATATTAAATCCAACTAAATTAAACGTTTTCCAAATTAATTTTAGATGGCTTGGTGCTGGGCAAATTAGATTCTCTATTGAAAACCCGTTAAATGGAGACATGATTGTTTTCCATGAAATAAAATATGCAAATAATTATGATGATGTTCACGTTGATAACCCATCGTTAAAGGTTGGATGGATTGCTGCAAGTTTAGGTGGAACTGGAACTGATATTTATGTATCAGGTGGTTCTATGTTAGGCGCAATTGAAGGTTTAATAGAAAATACAAAACTGCCAACTGCTACATCAATTACATATGATGAAAACCCTAACTTATCTGCAGATGATTATCATCATGTATTAACTTTACATAATAGATTAATTTATAAGAATAAAATTAATACTAGAGAAGTTTTATTAAAAAATATTAATTCGGCATTCTTAACAAATCCAGCTGGAACGCCTGTACTTGTATCAGTATATTATAATTTTAATGGATTACCTGAGCTTGAGTATAACACAAGAAGCGAGGAAAATTCATCTGTATATTATTCAGATACTATAGGAGATGTAAGCACAACAGTTGACAACAATCTGCCAATTTACATGTTTGAAGTACCTGGCGGGGGAAGTTCTTCGATTAATCTTGGGGATCTAAGAATTGTAGTTCCACCAAATAGCAGCATTTCATTTATTGTGCAATCAACTGAAAGTCTTGCTCGAGTATCTTTGGCCGCGGTTTGGGTCGAAGATTAATTAATGCCCAATCATACACTCAGGAGGCGCAATGCCACATGAGGTTAGTACTATAACTATTAGTATGAATGTTAATATCTTCATTTGATACTAATAATATTATTTCTCTTTTAGAATAATATATGCGCTTGAGTCTGAAGTAGAACTACCAGCATAGTTAATTATCTGAGTAATAAACTTATTTGCCTTTTTGC